GTGAAGGTTACCCCATGCCCACCCCACGCGAAACCATTCTCGCCGCGCTGCATGCGCGGCTTTCGGCGTTGCCCGCCACCGCATTGCGCGGTGACGTGCTGCCCGAGCGCGTGCCAGCCAACGGCCTGCTGATCCTGCGCGACGGCGAGCCGGGGGATCCGGAAGTGACGCTGTCGCCACTGGCCTACCACTACCAGCACCGCGCCGAGATCGAGGCGGTGGTCCAGGGTGATGCACGCGACGCGGCGTTTGATGCGCTGACCGCCAGCATCGGCACGGCGATTGCCGCTGACCGCACGCTGGGCGGGCTCTGTGACTGGGTCGAGGCGGAAGCCCCGCGTCCGGTCGATTTGGCCGTAGAGGGCGCGGCCAGCCTGAAGGCGGCCGTCATCCCTGTGGTCCTTCATTATTCCACGGCCGATCCACTCGGCTGATCAGCCGGGTCCGCCCCCTTTTTAGAACCTCGGGGCGTGCACTGCCCCTCCAGCTTCGCGCCGCTGTCGATGCTCAGGCTCTCATAGGTGATGTCGCCGACCATGCGCGCGCTGGCGTGCAGATGGACCTTACCGCCCATGATCTGGCCATTAAATTTTCCCTTGATAGTGATGCTGAAGGCGTGAAGCGCGCCTTCGACCTCGCCAGTCTCCTCGATGACGATCGCGGACGCGTCCACGCGCCCCTTCACGTAACCGGGTAATTCGACCGTACCGGGAAAAGAGAGCTCGCCTGTGATGCACGACCCGACACCGAGATGCGAGCGGCCACCGGACCCGGTGGCGCCAAGCGGATCATCTGTCATGAATGCTGCCCCTGTTCAGTTTTGCCCCCTCCATCGGGGATCATCGGCGTCACCATAAAGGAGAAACCACCATGGCACGAGCCCAAGGGGCGCGGGCGCAGATGGCGCTTGCGTTCGAGACGACCTATGGAACACCGCCCGCCGGCGGTTTCACGCGTATGCCATTCGCCAGCACATCGCTCGGCGCAGAGCAACCACTGCTGAATTCGGAATTGCTGGGCTATGGCCGGGATCCGTTGCCACCGATAAAGGATGCCGTCACCTCGGATGGCGATGTGGTCGTGCCGATCGACGCTTCAGGCTTCGGCTTCTGGCTGAAGGCAGCCTTTGGCGATCCAACCACGACCGGCACAGGTCCCTGGACGCATGAGTTCCAGTCGGGATCCTGGACGCTGCCCAGCATGTCCATCGAGACCGGCATGCCAGAGGTGCCACGCTTTGCGATGTACTCCGGCTGCGTTCTGGACCAGCTCAGCTGGCAAATGCAGCGCTCGGGGCTGCTGACCGCAACCACACGTCTGGTGGCGCAGGGCGAGACCGTGGGCATGACGACAAGTGCAGGCACGCCAGCCGCGCTGGATCTTCAGCGCTTCGGCCATTTCAACGGGGCCATCACCCGCAATGGCGCGGCCCTCGGCAATGTCGTCTCGGCCGAGATCACCTATGCCAACAACCTCGACCGGATCGAGACCATCCGCTCGGACGGACGGATCGACGGCGCGGACCCGTCCATTGCCGCGCTCACCGGCCGGATCGAGGTCCGCTTCGCCGACCAGACGCTGGTGACGCAGGCGATCAACGGCGATCCCTGCGAGATGGAATTCGCCTATGCGCTGCCCTCCGGCGAGAGCTTCACCTTCACCGTGCATGCCGTTTACCTGCCGCGCCCGCGCATCGAGATTTCCGGGCCGCAGGGCGTGCAGGCGACCTTCGACTGGCAGGCCGCCCGCGACGCCACCGAGGGTCGGATGTGCACCGCCACCCTGATCAATGACAGAGAGGAATACTGATGCTCACGCTCGATCTGACGAACGCCCCGCGCTGGCATGACCTCGCGTCCGGCGTCCGGGTACAGCTGCGCCCGCTCACAACCGCGCTGATGGTGGCGACCCGCAGCGATCCCAACGTAGAGGCGGTGCCCGAGGACGCGCCCGATGAGGAACGTGCTGTTGCCTTCGCCAAGGCGCTGGCGCGCCGCGCGGTGCTCGCCTGGGAGGGCATCGGCGACGCGGGCGGCACCTCCATCGAGCCCACGCCCGAGGCCATCGACGCGCTGCTCGATATCTGGCCGATCTTCGAGGCCTTCCAGCTCACCTATGTCTCCATGGGCCTGCTGTTGGAACAGGAAAAAAACGCCTCCGCGCCCTCGCCGACTGGTCCTTCGGCGGGGGCGCGCGCTACTGCGAAGCCTGCCAAGCGGCGTGCCAGGACTGCCCGACGCGGCTGAACCAGCCGCTGACCCATGAGGGCTGGCAGGTCTGGGACCTGGTGGGGCGTCTTGGTGGCCAGCTGCGCATCCTGCCCGGCACGGTGATCGGCTGGGATATGTCGGCGGCGCTGGCGCTCGGTGACGCCCTCGGCGTCCCACCCCTCGCCATGGCCGAACTGCTGCCCTGCCTTGAGGCGGTGATGGTGGCCAAACTCAACGAACAGATGGAACAGTCCCATGGCAGAGAAACGGGTTAGCGTCCGCCTCGCGGCAACGGGCGGCCGACAGGTGCGCGCCGAGCTGGAAGGCGTGGGCGAGGCCGGCAAGCGCGGGTTTGGGCGGCTCAGCCAGGAAATGGAGGCCGCGAACCGCCGGCTGGCGGGCTTCGCGCGCCGGGTACGTGTCGCGTCAGCCGCTGCTGTCGCAGCCGCCACTGCTGCTGGCGTCGCCATGGTCCGCTCCGGGCTCCAGACCGTCGATGCGCAGGCCAAGCTGGCCCAATCGCTCGGCACCACGGTCGCCTCGATCCAGACGCTGGAACGGGCCGGCGAACTGGCGGGCGTGTCGATGTCCGGGATCGAACAGGCGACGAAGGATCTGACGCGCCGCCTTAGCCAGGCGGCCGCCGGGACCGGTCCTGCTGCCGACGCGCTGGACCGGCTCGGGCTCTCGGCCAATGAGCTGATCGCGCTGCCGCTGGACCAGCGCGTCGGCGCGATCAATGCTGCCATCGAGGAGTTTGTGCCTGCCGCCGAGCGCGCCGCGATCGCGGGCCAGCTCTTCGGCGAGGAAGGCTCCATCGCCATGTCCCGGATCGACAGCGCGACGCTGCGCCAGGCGACGGAGGACGTCCGCGCTTTCGGGGTCGTAGTGTCGGAACAGGATGCCGACCAGATCGAGCGGACGAACGATGCGATCTCGCGGCTGGGGCTGATCTGGCGCGGGCTGTCGAACCAGCTCGCAGTCGCTGCAGCGCCTGCACTGGAGGCGGTCGCCGATGCCATGGCGGCAGTCGCAAGCCGCACCGGGCCGCTGGGCATCGCGATCCGCGGTCTCTTCGACAACATCGGCCGTCTGACCACCTACGCCGCCACATTCGCGGCATTCCTCGCGGGCCGCTGGGTCGCGGGCATGGCGGCCGCAGCATTGTCGGTACGCGGCCTTGCGACGGCGCTCGTCGTCCTGCGCGGCGCGCTGATCCGCACCGGCATCGGGGCGCTGATCGTCGGCGCGGGCGAGCTCGTCTACCAGTTCACCCGTCTTGTCTCCCACGCGGGCGGCTTCGGCGAGGCGATGTCGCTCCTGAAGGACGTAGCGGTCGAGGTCTGGGAACGCATCAAGACGGGGGCGGCTGCGGCGGGCGCTGCGGCCACGGCGATGTTCTTTGATCTCAAGGCCGATGCCGCCTCGGGGATGCAGCGTGCCATCGAGAGCGTGGTGGCTTTTGGCAATACAGCGGCGAACACCTTTGAGGGGGCCTACGAGGCGATCAAGGCGATCTGGGGACTGCTCCCGGCGGCCATCGGCGATCTGGCGTTCCAGGCGGCGAACAGCCTGATCGACGGTGTAGAGGCGATGCTGAACGGCGTTGTTTCCCGCATCAACACGTTCATCGGCGGGATCAACCAGGGGCTGGAAGCACTTGGGTCCGGACGACGCATCTCGATCATCCCCGATCTTGAGCTGGGCCAGATCGAGAACCGCTTTGAAGGTGCCGCGACGGCCGCAACCACCGCCGCGCAATCCGCCTTCGACCGCGCTTTTGCGGACAATCCGCTCATGGCCCCCGAGCTTGGGCTTACTGCAGCGGCCAATACCGCCCTTGCCACAGCCAACACCTATCGCGGTGCCGCGCGGGATCTGGCTGAGGGTGCGCGTGCGCCACTCGCCAGCTGGCAAGCCCTGCGTGACGTGTTGCAGGGCAGCGACGAGGATGGTGCGGACGCGCTGACCGAGGCGACCGGCGCGGCCGAGCGTCTCGAGACCGCGCTTGGCGATGCCGGACGGGCGGCCACGAGTGCCGGTGCTGCGGCCGGGGGTGCTGCCGCTGCCGCCGAACCCAATACCGAAGCCGCCGTCACCGGCTGGCAGGCGGTTACCGCAGCGCTCAGCGACTATGCCAGCAGGGCTCGTGAGATCGGTGGTGATATCGGTCAGGCGCTTGTCGGTGCGTTTCAGTCGGCCGAGAACGCCGTCGGCGAGTTCGTGAAGACCGGCAAGCTGGACTTCCGCAGTCTGGTCACCTCGCTGTTGGCTGATCTCGCCAAGCTGGCAGCGCGGCGGTTCATCCTCGGGCCGATCGCCAATGCGCTTTGCGGCGCGCTTGGGAGTGCGGACGGGATCTTCGCGAACATCTTGCATGCAGGCGGCATGGTAGGTGCCTCCGCGCCAGGCCGGATGGTCCCGGCGATGGCGTTCGCGGCTGCGCCCCGGATGCACTCCGGCGGCGTTGCAGGGCTCCGCCACGACGAGGTGCCTGCAATCCTGCAGCGGGGCGAGCGGGTGCTGTCGCGAAGGGAGGTGGC